GACTGATAGTGAAATAAATTTAATTCCAGACATATTAGAACCGGAAAATAAAGATATTAAATCAGAACCTGATATAAAATTATGTCCTCATTGTGGTGGTGTGTTATGACTAAAAAGCAAAAAGCAGAGATGAAAAAATACATAGATCAAATCAAACAGGAAGCAAAGGACGGACCCGGGAAGCCAAGCACTCTGACAGATGAGAATCTTCTCCGTATTAAATCTATGTTATTTGAAGGCCAATATCAAAAATATGTATATCAGAGTTTAGGAATTCCAAAACCCACATGGAACGCATGGTCAAAACGTGGTCATGATATTGCAAAAGCAATTCAAGATAAAAAAAAGAAATGGTCAGATCTAAAACCTTTAGATGAAAAATGCTTAATGCTTGCAAATTACATAGACCGGGGAAAAGCGATTGCGATTGCTAAACATGTTCAAATAGTAGGCAAGGCAGGGGATAAGGATTGGAGGGCTTCAACCTGGTATCTGGCAAAGTTGGATCCGGAACACTTCGGTGATAAACTTAAAGCCGATGTTAATGTAAGTCATAGTATGCAGGACCTTCACGATGCATATGCAGAACGAATGAATAAGAAAAATGGGAAAGGATGATCTTGCCGATAGGTTAATTCATTATAGAGAGAATTGGGATCATTTTATAAAAGATGTATGTCTTTTAAAAACATGGTCTGGTATGCGATTAATAATTGACTCCGTACAAAATAATAAAAGAACATCAGTAAGAGCTTGCCATGGAATAAGTAAGACTTTGTGTGCTTCTGCATTAGGAGTAACTTTTCTAAATCTCTATTCTCCGTCAATCATAATTACTACAGCTCCGACCAATACTCAAGTCAAGAATCTTTTATGGAAAGAAATTGGAAGTATATATAGAAAAAGTTTAAGTGGGAATAATGTTGATAAAGTTATGGGTCGCTGTAATATGCAGGAAATCAGGATAGAACCTGATTGGTATATGCTCGGATTCAGTACTGATAAACCCTACAGAATGGAAGGTTTTCATGATGCGAATATTTTATGGATTTTAGATGAAGCTAAAGGGTTAGAGCCGTGGTTATTTGATGCAGTCGAAGGTTCTATGACAGGCGGTCAAGCTAGGGTCTTAGAATTAAGCACGACTGACGGAGCAGATCAGCAATGTGCATTTAGAAAACATCATTCAGAAGAAAGATCTGCATGGAATTGTATTCAACTTTCAGCATTTGATTCTCCTTTTGTTAATCCGGCACATTATCCTAATGAACAAAAATATATAAATAAAGATCTTTATAAATATGGAAAACCAAAAAAAGGGAGGGAATGGCCTAAAGAGTTAGAGGAAAAAATACAAATTACCAATGAAGCTGATATCAAAGATAAGCGTAAATTATGGCAAATTAAACGCCCTGAATTATGGGAAACTAAAATACTGGGAGAATTTTCTACTTCGGGAGAAAATAATTTAATCCCGTTAGCATGGGTTCAGAGTGCTGTCAATGCAGAGGTTGACGATGCAGATACTGGGAACTGTTATGGTTTAGATGTTGCAAGAATGGGTAATGATGTTAGTGTATTAACTCCTAAGATTGGGAAAGTAGTGTGCGAACAAGAAACCTGGGGTAAGAAAAACACAATGCAGACAGTGGGAATAGTTAGAAATACTATTGAAGAATCAGATTTAATCAAGGTGGATGCTTGTGGATTAGGTGCTGGAGTATTTGATCGATTGGCTGAATTAGGACAACCAGTTATTGGATTGGATAGTAGTGCTAAAGCTTTTGATGATGTAAAATTCTATAATCTCAGGGCTGAAATGTGGTGGTGTACTCGTGAACTTTTTGAACGACAGTATGAAGAAGGCAATGTAATATCTATTCCTAATGATCCAGAAGTGATTGAAGATTTAACAGGTTTGAAGTACAGTATAAAAAGTGATGGAAGGATTATTGCAGAACCCAAGGATCAATATAAAAAAAGACTCGGCAGGTCTCCCGATAAAGGAGATAGTTGTGTATATTGTTTATATGAGCCTCCAGTTTATGAAGAAGAGTATTATGGAGAGCCTGATGATGATAATGATATTTTTTTATAGCCGATAATAGACTATGGGAGTTAAATTATGTTTGAAAAAATTAAAACCAGACAGATCAATAATAAAATCATATTACAGGAAGCAGAATTAAACCTATCCTTGATAAAGCAGACGAAAGATGTCACTGAGGGTAATAATTATATACTACCTGAAGCCGATGCAGACACCTGGAAATTGATTGGAAGCAATACCGAAAAAGGTCTTGATACTGAAAAACAGGAAGCTTTAAGAGAACAGGCAATTATAACATATTTTAAATCAAGCCATGGGAGAAACATACTCAGGCTGTTTGAAAAATATGTCGTAGGACATGGATTTAATATAGAGCCTATGAGTGAAATCCCTGCTGTTAAGGAATACTGGGATGAATACTGGAAATTAAATAAAATGTCTCTCCGGAAAAAGGAAATGGTTCGAAGGGTGATGAGAGATGGTGAATCATTTTTAAGATATTTTGAGGATGATAAAAATCTAAAAGTACGATTTATGAATCCTGCTATGGTTGTAAATCCTGAAGATGAAAGAGATGTTGAGGGTAATATCAATGATGGTATAGAAACAGATGAAAATGATATTGAAACAGTTTTAAATTATTATTATAAAGAAAAGCCAATTCCAGCTGCCGAAGTACAGCATTTAAAAATTATGGTTGACAGTGATGTTCTCCGTGGACGATCCTACCTGGAACCCCTTTTGCCATTACTTGCAATGTATAAAAAGTGGATGAATGACAGAATGAAGCTTAATGAAATTCGTAATACTGTTGCATTAATTAAAAAGGTTAAAGGCAATCCAACACAGACAGCTAATGTTGCAAAAAAATATCCTACATCTCAAAAGGAAAATCCAGATGGAACATTACTTCATAGGGCTCCGAAAAATGTCAGTGTATATACTACAAATCAGAATGTGGATTATGAATTAAAATCTCCTAATCTCCAAGCATCAGATGTACAAAAAGATGGACAAGCATTACTGTTATCTATTGCAGCAGGGGCAGGACTCCCGGAATTCATGGTAACTAGTGATGCCAGCAACGGTAGTTATTCAAGTACCATGGTTGCAGAGGGTCCGGCAGTAATGGAGTTTGAAGATTGGCAGGATTTTTTTGCAGAAGCTTTTAAAGTGATGTTTGAGAGAGTAATTAAATACGGAATAGAACATGCAGGACTTCCAGCTAATGAGACTTTTACAGATAAAGAATTCCTTGATGATGGTGAAGTAAAAGAAACAAAAAGGACAGAACCCCTCTCCACAGAATGCAGTATAACATTTCCGGATCTTGTATCCAGGGATATTGAGAAAGAAACTAAAGCATATGCAATTCAGGTTAATGCCGGGTGGATGAGTCCACAGACAGCACAATCAAGACTTGATTTGAACACAGATAATGAAGCTGAATTAATAAAGAAATGGGAGGCCGAACATCCAGAAGAAGATACCGAACCCAATAAGGATGAAGAAGATTTACAAATCGAAAAAGATAGAAAAAAAATGGAGGAAGAAGAGTGAAAATAGGGACAATAACAGTTCGTCTAATGATAGAGATAACATTACTGTCAATAATTAAAGCCAGATTAATGGGAATCAAATTCCCTGTAAAGATTATAAAATCAGAAGTAGGGAACAGAATTACATTCATACTTAAAAAATGCAAAGAAGAATATCTTGATCCAGTGGAAGATTATGAAGATCCAACGGAGCCAATTTAGATGGGATATATTGAAGATATAAATAAATCCATAGTACAAAGTCAAAAGTTAAAAGATGAAGCCTTAACAGCTGAGTTAAGGAAATATCGAACAGCATATAAAAAAAGTACAGCTAAAATCCAAAACTTAATTGCAATATATGATGAATCTGGATCGACAAATCTACGTACATTATTAAGGCCAATTGAAAAAGAAATGAAAGCCCTGAGTAATAAATTAACCAGATCTGCAAGATCATTAATCAGTAAAAGTGTAAGAGCATCTATAATTGATACAAAAGCATCAGTGTCTATGCTGGGGGGAGCCCTTACAGGTGGTGCAAAAATAGGTATGGTTTCAGAAGTATTTGATACAGTCTGGAAAAGAGCTTTAGGGAAAATGATTAAAGGATACCGTGGGATTGCATTATCAACTAAAATTTGGGATTTACATGATACCAGTTACAAAGAAATTCGAAGAATGATTGCACGAGGATATGTTGACGGGAAGTATGTTGGTGAAATAA